CTAAAAGCCATCACGCATACACTAGAAGATGGCTCTGCTGTACAAGTGCGGCCGGATGATTTAGGTACTCTGAACCTAGCTATTGCCGCTGGACAATCCGAAGACTGGGTGCTGGCAGATGATACTGTTCGTACGCTTACTGTAGAAGAGATGCAGGAAGCCTTGCTGTCCGGCATTGAGCAGGGCAAGGTTATCTGGCGTGTGTATACAGCGGAGCTTAAGAAACTATGAAGTTCAACAAGACCGCATTTCTTTTAGCCGTCCTTTGCGCGTAAGGAGTAACCCGTGTTTAAATTCTCAATAACATCAAACAAGCGTAGAGCAGGAGTGGATCCCCGGTTGATTCAAATATCCGACCGGGCTTTAGAGATATCCGTTGTTGACTTTGGTATACCTAATCACGGCGGTATACGTACAGCAGAGGAGCAATACGGATTGTTCCTTGACGGTAAGTCCAGGGCTGACGGTACTAACGATTTGAGCTACCACCAAAGCGGCAAGGCACTGGACTTCTACGCCTTTGTAGACGGCGCGGCAAGCTGGCATCCTGGGCATCTGGCTATGGTTGCCTCAGCTTTCCTACAAGCGTCTTCTGAATTAGGCTATAGACTTACATGGGGTGGATTATGGAAGCCCGTTAAAACGACTAGCGGAGTCCCTCACGGTTGGGATGCTGGTCATGTACAGCTAGAGGATTAAGTTACCCGCTATGATAACGGCTGCTAAGTTTGATGAATGGCGTATAATACCCCGTATACTGATATTCGGTTACGGGGTGTTTGCAATTTATGTCGGCGTTTGGTTTATGGGGCTTGAACAACCAGTGGCTTCTCAGTCTGCTTTTGTCAGTATTATATGGGGAGCTTCCGCTGGTTGGTTTGGCTTATATGTTAAAACAGGGAGGAGCAGTGCTGAATGATAGGATTAAAGATTAAAGCGATAATAGGTATCGTACTTGCTGGAGGATTATTCTTTGGTGGTTGGCAAGTACGTTCATACTATGAGGATAGCCAGGACTTAGCAGCAAAAGAAGAACGTGATAAAATAATGCAAGCGGTTGAAAGCCGTGAATCTAACATAGCATTAGACGTTCAAAAACAGATACGAGACCTGGATATAAATACACGAACTATAGACCGGGGAATAATCCGTGAAGTTGAAAAGCCTGTATATCGTAATGTTTGCCTCCCTGCTAATGGTGTCAGGTTGTTCAACGCTATTGCCAACGGGGAAGCCATATCAAGAGAATCTATTGAGTCTATGTCCAACGACACTGCCAAACCTGACGAATCCGGATCAAGCGACTAGCAAAGAGGTTTTGCTGGTATGGTCTGAAGCGGGTAGCATGTACCATGATTGCAGGATCCGTCATAATGGTTTGGTGGAAGCAATACGGGCTAGACAAGAACCAATCGATACTTTCGGATGGCCTCTCTAAGATCCATCTGCTGGTCCGCCCTTTGCCCTAAGCGGAGCAGCATAGCCTCGTCCACTGTACCTTGTGCAATTAGATGGTGAACTCGGACATACTTACCCTTTACGCCTTGCCGCCATACCCTAGCAATAAACTGAATATAATTCTCCAGATTCCAGGTAAGGCTATACCAGCAGACATCGTTGCCGCCTTCCTGGAAGTTTAGACCGTGAGACATACTATCCGGGTGACCTAATAGCACAGGTAACTCACCCCTGTTCCACTGTCCCTCTAGCTGTTTTGCCCGGTCTGCCTTTACGCCGCTCCCTATAAATGGTACGTCCTTTCCTAGAAGCCCTCTGAGAGCCTCCAGGTCGTGTTTAAAATGGTAGGCAATAAGCAGGGGCTTACCATTTAACTCGCTCAGTAGATCGTCCAGAGCCTCTATCTTAGCCTTATGTACCGGTAATGCCTTGCGAGTACGCTTAAACGCTCGCACCTGTGCCTCGTCAAGTCCTTCCGGTACATCTTCGTAAACTTTACCGTTGGCTATCTGGTGGCACTTCATGCTGGATTGTGCGGCTGCTTCTGCTGATACTTCTTTGTTCTCAATTTGTATGAAGAAGTTTTTCTCCATCTCCTTATAATACTTGGCTGCTTTGGCAGGTAGCGGTATTACGATGTCGTTGTATACGCACTCAGGCATATCCAGGTAGTCTGCAGAGGACATCTCTAGTACCATTGGTGCAACTAGCCGGTGGATCTCTTCGGCTGCAAAGTCTTTTATTTCCCAGCTGTACTTATCCCAGTCATGGGATTCAAAGTATTTCTTACGGAACTTATAGAAGTTATTACCTAGTGTTTTACCCTCGTCTAATAAGTACATCTGCGACCATAAGTCTAGCAGGTTACGCGGGGAAGGTGTTCCGGTCATTATATGCCGTCGCTTAAACAGTGGCAACATATCAACCAGTAGATCAAACCGCTTGCTATCATGGGATTTGAACTTGGTACTCTCGTCAATCCATAAGGCATTAAAGGGAGAAGCTTTACCCGCTTTTAACCCTTGCAGTAACTCACCGTGTAACCAAGCAAGTCCCTCAGGGTTAATAAGGTATATGTCTTTTTTGTCACCCCATAGTGAATCTTTGTTGTCGTCATGTAATATGGTGCAGGTTAACCCGTTAAAGTTAATCCACTTCTCTATCTCTCCAGGCCATACTGAATAAGTAACCCGTAAAGGAGCAACCAGCAAAACGCCTTTGATTTCCCTTGCATACTTGAGGATCTTTATTGCAGCTAAGGATATAGAGGTTTTACCCAGACCGGGGTCTAGGAACAAGCCTGAACAGGGGTTAGCTAATAAGAAACTAAGCCCTGTCCTTTGGTAATCATGGGATGACCATAACTCTGGGATCATAAGAATTCCGTTTGGTATAGCTCCTCGACTACAGATGGGATATTACTACGCTTGCAAAGTCTAACCATATTAAGGTAGATATCCTCAGGTCTAGGAGTATACCAGAAAGTCCAGTTCCCGTTTATATCTATACTGCTTTCGCTTACTTTGGCAAACAACTCTTCATCTAGACCAAACCCTCTTGCTTTTAACTCGTCATAAAGATTAATGTATCTGGATCTCAACCATGATATCTTATCGTAGAAGAACTTCATATGGCCTTTACCCAGGACATAATTCTCAGGTATATCCACGTCAGCCGGGGTCTTACCCTGAGCCTGTAACTTTAACACGGCTGTGAATATACGGGGTAGCTCGCGGTACTCGGCCATCAGATGCTTGTCTGTTAGCTGGTGCGGTTCTACTAAGTTGATGCGGGTCATAACTGTTTTCCTATTTTGGTGGTTTAGTAGAGGGCCGAAGCCCTCCTAACTTATACCTTATTAATTTCGTAAAGAAGAACGCTTCCGTGTTTTGATTTCCATGTACGATGTCCACTGGCTGGATTACTATGGCTTATAAGAATCCACCCTGAGTCAGTCAAATGATACACGGTATTTTCTTTACGTGCTACCTTGTTAACATCAGCTTCAATGGCACGAATAGAAGAGTTCCATGCGTGTTTGGTTTCAAGGTAAACACCGTTCTTTATAATTTCAAAGTTTTCACGTTTCATAACTGCTTTCCTGTTTTGGTGTTTTGCTTAACTTGAACTCAGTATCGCACGACTACGAGGAGAAAGCAAGGAAATTGTCTAAAATCTTTTCAGCCTGACCGGGTTGGTCACAAACGTAGTACTCAAAGCCAAAGGACTCTAGTAGTTTCTGTACGATTTTTTGAGCGGGGGACTGGGTGGACTTAGGCTTTTTAAACTCTATAAAAAACACCTTACCACCGGGGCAGATGACACTTCTGTCGGGGAATCCTTTCTTGCGGAGGTATATAAGCTTTAGTGCTTTGCAGCCATTACGCTCAGCATACTTGCAAAAAGGTAACTCAACGTCATCCTTTTCTTTTATCTCAGATGCTTTGGCTTTGGTTTTACTGGCACGGGATAGGAATTCAGAGGTAGACATAGGGGTATAGGTAACCCTAACCAGCCATTAGACCAGTCAGGGGTAGTACCATTACTCGTCTTCGCTTTCTTCGTCAGCGTCGGTTACTACAACGTCCTTGCATGACTCGGCGAACTTGCGAATGTTAGTCACCATTGCGGTTGCAGCTTCCATGATTTCATCAGCAAGCGTATCAATGGCATCTGGGTCACTGGTCTTAAACGTGGTGTTTACTTTAGCACTAAGCTCGCGGACTTCGCTCTTGCTTTCACGTGCATCTTTACGGGCTTGAGCGCGGTTGGTACGTTGCTCTTTACGCTCTTCTTTGGTGGAGTCAAGCTCTTCACGCAACGTACGCTGCTCTTCAAGCAAAGTTTTTTTCTGCGCTTGGATTTCTTTCATTTTGGATTGTTTAGCGGACATAATAAATTACCTTTGGTTTGTTGGTTATCCCGGCTGTTACCGTAAGCTTCACTATAATGTTACACCGAGTAAGGGTAAAGAGGTTTTCTTGTTATTTGAAACCAATTTGCTTCAGCATATCTTTGGCCTCATTTATGTACCAGTTAAAATCAATGTCTTCTGGCATGGTATCCGGTAGTTTCATCAGTGGTACAGCTCCGTCTGACCTTGGTACTTTGTTACCGCTGGTGCTGTAGAATAAGGCGTCTAGCTCATCAGCGCCGTAATACCATCTAACAGCCTTGCCAATATAGCGCTCGCCCTTTACAGCTCCGCCATTGACCGTTCTAATGCTTACAAACTGCCGGATGTCAGCACAAGCCCGTATAGTTTCTTCAACCGGCTTGCCGTCCGTTAAAAATGCCTTAACCGCGTTAGCACATACTCCGTTAGTCGGGTTACTTCGTAATTGGTAAAAATGGCTACCTTGATCAGCATAAGCTCCTTTACCTTTAACTCCATCAGCCTTAACCGCTATGTAGTTGTTAACGTCCCGGCTGTTAATGCTAAGGTAATCCGCTGGTTCCATATCGTAACCAGTATCAATTTCCCACTCCAGCACTAGGTCTTCCACAAGCCCTTCTAGCGCCCTTGGTATTTTGGTTACTATACCGTCCGTGTTGGCACTTATAACCCCTATACCGGCTTGCTCAAGGCGCTCAACTAGCATTAGCAAGCTTAACTGCCCGGTTATGGTTACCTGCATCATCAGGTCTGGCGCGTACAAGCAAGACCAAACACTGCCTAGTTTGCCAAAAGAACCATTGATGGTAATCTTCAAAGACTCATTTATGGCGTTCCAATATTCGTAAGCTTTAGTATCTCCTTTATCCTTAGTTTGTTTGGCTTTCTTCTTAGCGTGTAACCGCTTTGATACTATGGCTCTATATATCTTAAGGAATGGTTCGCCGAGGTGCCTCGGGGTTAATTTGTTTAAGAGTATTATAAAAGGATAAAAAGCAGCAACATCGTATTCCCGCACTATATAATCTTCGTCAGTTACGTGACGGGCTTTCTTTTCGTTGCTATGTACACCGCCGATACCGACCGTGTACAGTGTGTTTCCCATTGTAAATTTTTGCTTGGTCTTCTTTTCCGGCATCGCGCCTTTATTCTTACCAGACTTTATACGGTCGTCTTCCTCAAGTTTAAAGTTAAACACCATGTATCCGTTTTTATCAACAGTAAAGGGTAAGGTACAGTATTGTTCTAATATATCCTGTAACTGCTCAGTCTGAAAACTGATGTTAGCTGGCGGACGGTAGCGGAACCGAGTACCCAGTTCTATCTTTGGTCGGGTAGCTTTTATATCATAACGCTCATCTAGTTCACGCTTAATAACTGACTCGGCTATTTGTGCGTCAGACTTTGAGCGTAGGTCTATTTCATGTTCTTTGCTCATTGAAACCCGTAGGTTAATTTCTGGTTCAATTGTTTTAAATAGTTCCTCAGTATCTATTAAGTCCAAACCGCAATAGTAACGGATATCAGGTAATTGGTGTTCCTGTACCTTATCCCAATGATTAATCGGCATATCCATCATTTCTTTTATGTGCATACGACCGGCATAAATCTTAAGAGAAGCCTTTAGTGGAGCAACTTCTATCAGGTCAATATGGTCTAGCTGTAGCTTTGCCATACCAACCTGCTTTCTTACTTGCCAAGGTTGCAGTTTCTCCTCTATTATCATTTGGCTTACTTTATAGATGGCCTTGTTGCTTAACCCGGCAACTGCTGCTTCTATAATAAGAGCATCGTACTTTATGCCATTGAAAGTTATAATGGTATATGTATTTAGAAGATGTAGGATATTCTTTACATTAAGTTCAGAGTCATTGAACTTTTCAAAGTAAAGAACATCCCCGGTTGATACCTTCCTAAACATAACCAGTAAGTAATTAGGAAGGCATTCTATATCTAATGTAACAAGAGTCTTATGGTCCATGCTTATCCCTTATCTTACGCCCTTGTTAGCCGTTACCGTTTCCTGGCTGTTGTATTGCCCTTTGACAGCATAGCTCTGTTCACTTGGTACAGGCTCACAAGCAAAGAAAACCATTTGCCCTATCTTCATACCGGGTTTGATAAGAAGACCGTGGTGCTGAGTAACATTGGTCAGCTCCAGGGTTAGTTTACTATTATTCCAACCGGGGTCACACCAACCAGCCATTAGATGCTGAAGCCCTGAGCGAGCCAAGGAGGACTTCAACTTATATTCCGCGGCTACCCAGTTAGGAAGGTTAAAAGTTTCTGCTGAGGTCGCCAGAATAAAGTCACCGGGTAAAAGTGAATATCCTTGTTTGCCTATAAGTATCTCCTTCATATTAAGCGATTCTTTTTCTTTTAGGTCAACTACAGAACCGGGTATGTCTTTTTCTTCAACCAGTATACGGTCACCGATAGTTATGTCAATAGTAGCGCCATTGATATATTCTGGGTTTGCATCTATAACCCCTGACTGAACAAGATGTAACAACTGAGTATAAGAAATAAGTGACATAATATTATCCTCTAATGTAATCGGGGTCTTGGTTGGTATAACCTGGACCAGCGCCAAAGTCTTCTTCGCTGATAAGTTCCTCTATTAACATTCTTGCTGAGTCATAATGCCCTTCAACAATAAAATTAATAATACGCTTTTCTTCTGGTGGTAACTGGCAGCAGAAACAAAAAGTAAAGTGATCAATACGTATTTGGGTTGTATTGAATGTTAGGAACTCATACCACTTATTAACCGGCATATATACGCCGCGCTCTTCTGCCTTTGCTAAATAATGTATAGACTTACGTAAGTCCTCAACGCCGTTCTTGTCACGCCAGCGACTGATGTACTTGGTAGCATTACCTAGTAGATAGGGCATATTGGTATCGCATACATAATCCCAGTGGATATACTTGTTGCGGTAATGGGTTCCGCCTATTTGCATATCATTTACATCCATTACAGTTCCTCCATTTCACGGGTGAACGCTTCTAACATCTCTTCTGCTTTGGCGGTTTCTTGTTCGTCACCCCAGTAGTTAATCGCCTTAACCAGTACCTCACGCCATTTACGGAAAGGGCGTTTGGCGTTAACCTTACCTTCCCTTACTTGCTGTATGCAGTACCACATCCCGCTGAGAGTATCTGCTAGTTTAAGG